CTTACTAAAGCAACATGATACCATTGTAAAATAGATAATGTACTATTAGATGATATTATAAAAGCAGCGTTGTTAATATTTTCTACCCAGATACTTAATTTATTAGGGGCAGTTCCATGACTAACAATTGCCGCAAATGCTCCACTAGTAAAACTGCCTTGATTGCTTGATATTGGGGCAGAAATACTTAAAGTATTTAAGTACATAAAAAATTCTACAGTAAAGTCGCCATCTAGAACTAAACTGGTGTTACCCGGAGTTAGTAGAGAATCTGAAGTACCATCAAAGTAGTTACTCCACCCAGTTTGACTAAACGGCGAGAATGTACCCTGTGTCGGTGCGTCTGGGCCTGTAGTCGGGTTGCGGGTGATGCTAAAAGCATTACTCGACGAATCTAAAAACGTATTGTTTTGTGCTCCATTAGTCGGAAAGTTACCCGACAACAATAGCGTTGTCTGATTAAAGTCTGGATCGCGTGGACGCTGAAATAACGTCGTAGTAATGCCACCCATTAACTAATACTCCCTGTCACTACGCAGCTTGTTGGAGACAAAAATAGAATAGTGCAAAGACCACGAGCTGCTAACGTCAAGTTAGAACCACTGCTACCACCTCTATTGGTATCAACGGCTGACACATAACAAGTTTGTATTGACTGTGTGCCTGTCGTGGTCAACGTAATACCAGCAGAAGAGTTGTTGTAGATTGAAATAGTATTTCCTGCACTAAACACGCCGTTAGGAATAATGACACCGCTGGTTACAGACAAAACTCTTCCGTTGTCTCCTAACGTAAGTTGCGTTTGAGTTGAGGACGGTGGTACGTCACGGTATCCCGTGACCTCCATATTGAATGAGCCTGCCTGTACCGAGTTCATTAGTAGTTACCCCCAAATGCACTGACTGCGATAGCGATGTTCGTACCGCCAGCAGCTACAGTCGTACCAGCATAGATTCTGTATGAAGCAGGAATGTTTAAACCACCCACAGGCAATGTCAGTGAGTACACCGTTAGTGCCGCTGTTGCCAAAGCCGTTACAGCAGTCGCAGGAATCGCTACTTCACCTAAGAAAATATTGTTACCAGCCGTTGTGTTAGCTGATCCGTTGTTTAACCACAATCGAACAACCGTAGCGTTAGATGTTCCAGAAGCAGTTGCACCATTCGTTGATGCCAAACGACAAACAATCTGATCAACTCTTGCGCCATCAGCGCCAGCAGTAAACACCAAAGCCATTGCAGTACCAGCCGCTTGCGTACCATCAAATGATGTAGTGTTAGTCATCGCGGTGGACAAAATGGCATTTAATGCACCTACATTCGGTGTCTGTGGAAAAATTGGGGTAGAAGTAACAGCCATGATTAAAAACCTCCAAAAAGATTATTCAAGAAGATGTTACTGCCAACAGAGGAAGGCGTTGCAATAAGCGCGGGGTATGTCACAAACACATCTTTGGTTCCAGCAGAGAACGTAACTTTAGTCGTACCGCCTGCACTTGATGAATACACTCGGTCACGAGATAGTGTTGTACCTGACGATGTGTACGTCCCAATACCTACTTCCCATTCATTTGTACCTTGACCCGCAATTGTGTAGTAGCACGTATTACCGTTACCAATTGCAGTGAATGATTGAAACCCTGTAACCGCACCAGCAAGCGTAATAGTCCCCTGCCCGGTTGTAGTGGTGGTCTCTTTGACCCTATCTGCTTGAATGAGTGGCATATATCACCTATGCTGTATCAACTAGTTCCCACTCCGCATCTTCGACAGTGTTTATCGATTGCCATGATGGGTTGTATAAAATCCCTGCTGAACCAGATGCGCTGACACCTGATAGTGCCGCTATATAACCGCGTATGCTTGTTACGGAACCTACCTGACCAGAACCTTGTGTCCCGGTAATGTCAATGATTCCAGTAATAGGAACAATCGTTCCCAATTCACCAAAAGCGTTTACGCCTGTTAGCGCACTTATTACGCCGGACACATCTACAACTGTACCAACATCGCCAGCCGCTGAATTACCAGTTAACGATAAGACTATGCTTGGCGTAACAACACCAACCGCGCCAACAGCATTTACGCCCGTAAGTGCAGCCTCAGTGGTCGATGTTGTTCCAACGGCCCCTACCAAACCCTCAGCAGATACACCTGTAAGTGCTCTTACTGCTCCGGGCACGCCTACGACGGTACCAACATTACCCGAAGCTAATGTGCCAGTTAGCGGTAAAGCTATATGTGGCGTAGCGATGCCAACCGCACCCGTGGCATTTACACCTGTAATGGGAATAGTTATATCCCCAGCAGTACCAATATTTCCTACTACACCAGTAGCAGATACGCCTGTAAGCGCCCTGACTATTGCGGTTTGTGTTCCAACTGTACCAACAGCGCCGGTTGCTTGATTGCCTGTAACATCCGCTGCGGCTGAAACGGGTGTTACAACACCAACTGCGCCACTAGCAGAAACACCCGTCAGAGCACGTATTACGCCGGGAACTGCCGAAACACTTCCAACAGCACCACTAGCAACCACACCTGTGATAGCAACAGATGCGGTGGACTGTACGCCAACATTATCAACAGCCCCAGAAGCAATGACACCTGAAAGTGCCTGCACTTCTCCGGGCACGCCAACAACCGTGCCAACTGCACCTGATGCAGTTACGCCTGTAATTGCTATGGCTGACGTTGACTGCGTACCAACTGTACCAACAGCACCTGATGCAGCTACACCCGTTAGTGCAACGATTACTCCGCGTACTGCTGCAACACTACCAACCGCCCCTGTAGCGGAAACCCCTGTCAGCGCAACCGTAACGCTTGGTACGCCAGCGCTTTCGGTGGAACTATACGGCGCACCGGAATAGGGGTAATTTCCGTACATGAGCTATTTGTTATTAGGTAGTGGACAAACGGAGCAGTGCGTTAGTGGTATTGTTTGTCGGCATCGTCAAGGTAAAGGTGCCCGAAGTAACAGTCTGTGCCGTGAAAGTATGCACACTTACCGCCTTGTCGCTTTGTGTGCTGTTGTAAATCAGAACACAATCAAACGAAGCAAATGTCACTGGGCTACCAACTGAACCATACACAATTGATGCCGAGGGTGTCCAATAACCTACTCCGGCTGTTGCAGATGAGTTAGTTGCCGTGGGCGGGTTAGCATTAGTTACCGCTACACCACCTGCCGTGTAGTTGGCGCTGGTTACTTCGTCTGTTGACGTATACGCCGTGGTTGAAGCATTGATGGTCGCCGTGGCTAGATACAATGCTGCTTTGAAAGTATCCGCTGCACCTGAACCGCGAGTCGGTGCAGTGCCAAAGTTGTGGGTTGCAGTCAACAGTTCACCAAGGAACGAGGTGCACATTGCTTGGGTATTAGCCATTTTTAAAACTCCTTAAAAAGATGCGGCAACTGGTAGGCCGCTAACCGTGTACTTCTTCAATACCATATCAACTGAGCGATGTACGAGTTCGTCTTCCAACCAATACTCCACCCAGTTGATCGTTTCGTTTTCGTTGTCGATGGTGCCCGTCTTCTTTTCCAAAAGCGCCTCATCCATCTCACCTTTTGTTGTCATAACCAGCATCTGTCCTCCTATGGGAAACGAATTAAAGCGGTTGTTGCGGTATTAACAGGCATCGTAACGGTGTTGTTAGCTGCTGTAAACGTCTTGTCCGAACCAAAATCCAGCACCGCGATTGACTTGTTACCTTGCGTCACGTTATAAATTAACGCCCCACGAGCAGTGAAGTTAGCACCGGGCCACGACACATCATTGAAGTCTACGTAGACGGTTTCGGTTTGTGTGTCCGTTGAAATAGTCGCGCCCGTAACTAACTCGCCTCCCGCCGTATATCCTGTGCCAACAATTTCATTATTTGTTGTATATACCGTCGTCGCTGGCCCTAAATCCGCTAGTGCGGTATACAACGCCATCTTTAGCGTATCCGTAACAAGGTTTTGCCCCGCTTGGAGCATTTCTTTTTTGAAGCTAATTGTCAGCCCTTGTTGGATCACGGATTCACCCTAATTTTCGCCTGACCATCCCTATAAGCATCACCACGCTCAAGACCTGTACCCAGACGATTCAATTGCATCAACGCATCCTGATACTTTTTCTCGTAGTACCCCATCATGTCTTGCTCACCTTTCATGAAGGTATAAGCCTCGACCAATGAGCCGTACAACAAAACAGGGTCGTAGTTATCCCCCAACCATGAAGTGCCAGCAGTCACAATCGATTGTGGGTAGTAGTAGTAATGCAGCTCGACCGTATACAGCGCATCTGGCGTAGGAGCCAAGATAAAACTTAATTCGTTTGTTGGTGTTTGGTTAACTACTTCAGGGCCAAAGAGTGCGTAGTATTTAGGCAATCCCTGCTCGTTTGGATTGGGATACGCTGCCCGCATAAAGTTCACGTCTTTATTTAACAGGTACTCGTAATTGCCATCACCATCAATTACGGCAAAAGAAAAAACAGACAAGAAGTCTGTGGGGCAAGACACATACTTAACGCCGGTGGTAACTTTACCTATCTTGTTTGCGCGAAGCGCAGGAATCTGCACCGAGTTATAAACGCGGGTCTCCGTCTGCTTAACAAACGTAGGGATATTAGCTACGAAATCGCTTTCGTAGTTCTGTGTGTACGCTTGAATCTCAGCAACAAGTTCTGTGTATGTCACAGTTCACCTCAACCCATTGGGCCTCGTGCCATCGTGCCTTTAGTCGCCGCACCGGTACCACGAATCTTGATACCGGTCGTCTTGGTCTCTTTGTAGTTACCCTTACTAATAGAGCCAGCGGCGATGTTCATATCACTCATGCAAGCAGCGCCTGTTTTCTCAGGCACTTGAGCTTTTTGTGCAGGTTTCGTAGCCATTATCGACCTCTTCCAGAAGAACGCTGGTTCATGGCACGGGCCATATTACGACCCATCTTTTTCATAGCTTCGCCAGTCACGCCACCTTTAGCCATGCCCTTGTGCATCCGCTTTTCATGCGCCTTGACTTCCGCCTTAGCTACTTTTTTCATGCTGTCCATAATTACTCCTACGAGATTGTTACGCTACCTACTACACCACGAGAGGTCAAAGCATTTGGCGTTAACCCCACATCGTTACTTCTTGATCCGCCAACCGGTGCCCAGCCCCACTGGAATATCCGGCTACCACCTGACGGATCACCAAAGTCTGTATTCAACGTCAACTGCAACCCGGTATAGCCTGCTTGCAAATAGCTGTTATCTCTACGTGGCTCCCGTACTGCTTGTGGGTCTTGCACCGGATACATACCTAATTGCAACTGCGGCTGATCCGGTTCCCAACATGTCGGGCACACCTTAATCGTAACCTGCTTGGTCTTGATCGTCAGCTTCTTTAACTCTTTTAGCTTGTAGCGAAACCCGCAGCGGTCACATTCCGCAATCGAGTTCTTACCACTGGAAAATCTATTTCCCATTAGAAAAACATCTCCCGTGGCACCAGCCGATCCGCTGCCTTCTCACGATCTTCACCCGCCGCCAAGTCCCAAGCCTCATCATACTGCGCCTTTAGAACATTCAGGCGGTCTAAGGACACGCCTTCTTTCTTCGTCGCCAGCATATAAGCCAACCCCGCCACCAAGCAGTTCTGGAAGCGAAACGGAATATCAATCACATTAGTGCCGGTACCAGCATCGTAAACGCGCTTTAGCCGCCAGTAATAGAACACGTAGTACGGATTCAGAGTAGTACCCTGATCCGGCGCGGGCCACACATTAATCTGTGG